TTAGCAGTAATGCATATTAATTCTATAGAGTCATATTGGTTAGTAGCTTCCAAGTATCCACCAACACCAGTAGTAGTATCAACATTGCCGAAGTGAATTGTCTGTGCTGCATTCTGAGCAATACGATATAAACCAGCACCTTTACCTTGAATCATAAAGGTATCACCAACACCACAAACAGCAGGTAGTGTAGCTGTAACAAGAGCAACATTATTTAATATATAACCATTATTAGAAGCTATTGCTTGTGTTGTACCTGTAACCTCTGTCCAACTATAGCCACCACCTATACTACTTACTGTAATAGCTCCAGCCGTATTAACAATCGTAACACCTGAGCCAGCAGTCAAGGTTGATGGTGTTGGTGTTGCGCCAGTAGAGCCAATAAGTACTTGGCCGTTAGTCATGCTGGTTGTCATTGCTGGAACACCAGCCGCACTAGTGACTAAGGTTGCGCTGTTTGCAGTAGCTAAGCCTTGAACTGCATTAACTCCGTTTGAATAAAGTATACTACTAGCGGCATAAGTGTCTGCAAAAGTAGCTGTTGATTCTAGATAATTAGTTCCATTTGAGCGTAAAACCTGGCCTGCTGTTGTAGCAGTTGCAGGATAAGAGGCTGTAGACCAAGCTAAACCAGTAGTTGCACCAGCTAGTACTTGAAGCATTTGACCATCTGTTGTGCCAACCGGAAACCTGGCGTTTACAGTCGAGAAACTTAGCAAGTCGCCTTTAGTAGTTAATGGTGTTGAACCAGTTATTTGCGTAGCAACATATGCGACCAAGCTCTGTTGTGTCACGCCCTTGGTAGCACTATCACTAGCCATATTATCTTCATCAAGGAAACCATCAATAGTAGTGGTTGAGCTAAGATTAATACTTGTGCCAGTGGCTGCGCCCAAGATAGGAGCTGCAAAAGTTTTTTGCCCTGTAACTGTCTGAACACCATCAATAGTTACAATATTGACAAGTGAACCAATAAAACCGATAAAAGATATAGAGTCAGTTCCGATCGTAGTTACATCAGAAGTTTGAATCCAGGCCGTGCTAGCATTAACCGTACCCTCAGTAATATAAAGAAAATCGCCAGGGTTTATTTCTGTGCTTTCATCAAAATCAGTTGTTCGCGTAAACACAGCTTGAGTAGAGCCATCACCCAATACAGACACATAATATATGCCATTTTCTAGCGCGCTAGTTTGATCTTTAAATAGAACCCTGTCGTTTAATGCTAAAGTAACACCATCAAAGGCAGCTGCGCCATTAGCCGTCGCTGTAATAGTAGCACCAACACCACTCGCGCCATTTGCATATGCACCAGCAAGGTTAGCAGTTGTGCCAGCTCTTGCGGGTTGCATATACCTATTTTCAGACCCAGTAAATCTTGTGTTAGCACCATTTCTAAGACCGACAATCTCATCGTTTTCTAGAAATCCACCATCAGCAAACTCGCTAAATTTTTTAGTAAAGACCATTTTATTTCCTTATGAATTTAAGGCACGCAAAGATAAACCTACATAAGCTGTTGTGTCGGGGGTAATCATATGAATAACATCACCACCTTTAACATATCGCTGTGAACCATCTGCGCCAGGACGTAACTCACTATAAGGCTGCGTTGTAACAGTCCCGCCTGCAGGCGTTGTAGGCGCGGCATTCAGTCTAACAAAAACATTAGATGTTGAATTATACGCAAATCTAACTGAATAATTTTGCGTGGCTAGACCTGGGACAGTGTAAGTTTCAGCAACTCCAACTCCTAGCGCAACCTGGGCGCATGTGTCGCTAAATGGAATCGTTAAATCGTAATTTGAATTATATGCAACCATTATATTTTCCTTATTAATTTATTAAGCTACCATCCCTATTCTAGCATCTACGGTATAATTAAATGCTAAAAAAGCTTCTGGGATTGAGGAAGTTACACTCCCAGAAGTAGCGGTCAAAGTTGTTGAATTTGGTATATAAGAACATTGTTTTGAATTTTTATTACTCTCAGTCCAAAATGTTACCGCAGCATCAGCTGCAAAAATACTTGCGCCTGCATTAAAAATAACTGAGTAAACTCTATCAGCTGTATATGTTGAAGTTGAATATAGAGAAACTGTCGGGCTTTCAGTGCGCTTAATTGTATTATATTTAAAACCGAATGCTCTAGGGTAGCTACTTATTACACCATTAACTCCGATAGAATTTTCCCCTGGTATAGTTACCTGACGCACTAAAATGCCGCCGCCGCCCGCCACACCTGGTACTGATGTTTTGTTCTGGTTTTTTTCATAATAAAACTGACATTCTTGTAAAGCATGATCATAAGTTTTCGGAGCTGATTCTATAGCAAACTCATTAGCTACTAATGAAATCCTTTCAAAATAAATTTTATCAGCAGTGGCAGTAGCATTTAAAGTGCCAGTTGAATATAGAACAATACCAACCATTGCCGACGCCGCTGGTAATGCTGGCAATTGAAAACCTTCAAACTTCATTTCCTGCAAAGACGCACTTGACACCGTAAAAGTATTATCAACTGCCGGTGCTAAAGCCGTCCAGCCCGCTGTAAAAGTCGGGTCAGTTGCAGCCCATGATGACACTGGATTATCTAGCACGCCAGGCGTTGTTATTGTGGGGCTAGTAGATCGATAAATAATACGCATCTTTAAATCAATAGTAGTGCCGTGCGTTGTTGAAAGCCCAACATTTGCTAATGAAGATAATAACTGACCCCACCAAGGCGCAATGCTTGACGCGTCTATATATTGGATAATCGCAAACTTGCCAGTAGCCGCTGCGGCAACCTGCTGCAAACCAAAATAACCCTCGGTAGTTTCCTGAGACTGTAGAGTTCCCGCTTGTTCTGATACGATAATAGTTTGGTCGGCAGTATATTGAGCCGCTAAAGCAATCGTTGTGCTAGCTGTAGCCCTATACTGCCAAGGGTTTAATGGGAAATTCCAACCAACTAATAAATCCTGCTTTGGCTGCCTTAACAACGAATCGCGATAAGAATGGAAAGTCTGGTCTATTTGGCGGTCAATAGTAGTTTGCTCAAATGACGGTTGAAAACCCGACACGCCAGAAGCTACCAGCTGAACGCTAGTTACATAAAAGTCAACATTAACCGGCAATGATAGTTTATAATCAATATAAGCCGCTGGGGGCGTGTCAGGGTTAGTGGTAATATTTAAATCGGCTGAACCAGTATACTCATTAAAAGATGAGTCTATAGTTTCACTTAAAACAACACCTAAAACAGTGCTATTAGAATCAATTAAACTAGCTGTAAAAGCAGCTGATGCGCCTTGAACCCTTGCAGTTATAGCGTTTGATACCGTTTTATCACCCCATAACATGCCGTTTTGCTGCATTCTTTGTCTTAAAAACGCCGTCGTCCAAGTGCCGCTCAAAACTATACGCAAAGCATAAGGGGCATTAGTTGGGTTTATTGTAGTTGCTGAGTTAGTTAGCGGAACTTGCTCAAGCGTTACTGAACCCGCACCGACTAGCTCAAGAACCCAACCTGGAGCAACTTCAAGATCTTGTGTGGTAGCCGTTGCATTTAAAAAAGTTGAGTTAAATTTTAATAATGAAAACTGAGGATTAGTGACCTGATTGTCAGTAGCTAAACTTACCGTGGTTGGTGTTGAACCACTACTTGAGCCTGGTACATAATTTTCAACTAAATAAATTAATGGGTCTGATTGCGTGCTGCCCTGCCTAAACTCCAATCTATAAACCACATCTGGGTCAAAATAGATATCATTAGGCAGTGCGCCATTAGCTAAAAATTGGATAGGGTTACTCCAAGCCACCGCACCGGCAGGGTCGTGCCATACCGTCGCAGGTATATAGGGTAATTCATTAGCTAAAACAAACATGTAATAAGTGTCATCAAATGCGTTAGCCTGTAAATCAATCTCGTGCCAAACCGGATTAAATCCTCGAATCATTACCATTTGTGCAATCCTTTTATTAATGCTTGTTTTTTGTCCACCCGTGTACTATAATTAGACTTTTGAGGGGATTCAGTTATGTTATTTTATTGTTTTATAGTAGCTCTTGTTTATCATTGTGTTAGCCCACATGTAAAATTTTATTTTTTTAATAAAAAATGGAATAAAAAAACTCCCGAAGAAAAATATTATGCATATCAAGCCGAGTTATGTAGGCAAGACCCAGGGCGAACTGTTTATAAATTTCACGAAGATTAATTTATAATGGTTTTCGCTCTTGTTGTCCTGCCGCTTGAGAAACACCTTTGCTTAAAGCTAAACCTAAAGCAGTTAATTTAAGCTGTTTATTTGTAATCCTGCTAATATCTTTCATCTGTTTAGCCCAGTCTTTACTAGTAATAAATTCAATTGCGGACATATCGTTAACCCCACCAGTGAATGCGTGCTCCAGTACTTGCTCAAGGAAATTACCAGGATTTCTAGCCTGATTCATGCCGCGCTCTTCTGTACCTTTAGCGGTTCTAACAGTTGGAGGCCCAAGTAGATCATCAAATATTAATCGCATATCTTTTAAGTTTTGAACGGCCTCTGGTGCATTCTTTAATTTTCCAATTAGCTCATCAAATTTTTTCTCAGAAGCTAAAGCCCTATAAAAATTTTTGCCGGTAATGTTTTTTTGATCAAATACTTTTTCCAAACCTTTGCGAACCTGTTTGCGCTCGTATAAACCTCTAGTCTCAGCATAATCAGGAAAAGATTTATCCATTTGAGCAACCATCTCACGCCTAGCATTTTGATACTCAATAGCCTCACCGCCCGATCCTTTGCGATCAGCTATTTTCTCCATATCGTATAAAGCTCTTTTAACATGATCCCAATAAATTAAACTTGTCGGCTGGGCATTTGACTGACCTATTTCAAGATGAACATTTTCAGGCAGCATTTTTTTTAGGCTTTCTTGATATGCTGGGCTTTTACTTACTCGTTTTTTAGCAGCATCAATAATTAAATTATCCTCGTATTGAGCAGGAAATTCAGGCGGCAAATTAACAGGCTTCATATTATCATAACCAGCTTTAATCTGAGGAGCCATTGCTTCATCGGTGTAAATCATATCCAAAGTTTTATCTATGGCAGCGCGCTCGCTTTCATAACGTTTTAACCCTTTTTCATAAAGAAGTTGTCCGCCCTCTGGTGTTTTTCCTAGTGTTCCCTGTTGTTTACCTGTCCAAGGATTATTGCTTGTTTCAGCCGGAGTTAAATAATCCAAATTCAAACGCTTAGCAGCTGCAATCCGTGGGTTAGAGTCAGTAATATGAGGGTCGACTCCAGATGTCATTTTATTCATCATATCTTTTTTAGTACCCATGCCACGCGCTGCCAATGCTCCTGCTATAAGAGCAGCAATATCAGAAACAGTCTCACCAGTACCCACCGCCTTTGCAGACTCGCGAGCTAATAAGCCAGCACCACTCCCAGCAAGAATCTTAACTAACATACGCATCTTAGGGCTAGCAGTCTTAGCTAATTCACCTAGAACGCTAAAAGGTGCCATTGTCGCGGCTGTTTCTGCGCCAGCTTTTATATTATCCTGCGGTGCTTGCGCAGCACTGTAGGCGGCTTGTGGTAGGGCTTGCGATGCGGCTGTTGAAACAAATCTACCGATACCTGGAATACCTTCAAGAGCCTTGCCTGCTTTTCCTAAATTAGCACCAGGTAAAACAAATGCTGGCGCATACTGACCAAGAAATTGAACTATATTATCGGCAGTGTTTGGGTTTTCAACTCCCACTTGCTTGCTAAAATCAAAATCAGATCGCGAGAATTCAGGTATATTACCGCCAGACAATTTATTTGGAAGGTTAGCAAATTCACGCCCCATATTTAAAACGCCTATAGCAGGGTCTTTCACACCGTAACGCATAACTTTTTGCAGCAAGTTCTCGTTATCACCTGAATTTTGTTGTCTATTGTTTAACTCTCTTTGTGCAAGCTCTGCCCTGGCTTGTTCTGGTGTGATACTCATTAAGAACCTCCTGCAGCAATTTTTCTCAACTCTTCATCGGACATATTAGAAAGATCAATATTATTCATATTGCTAGCTGGTATAGTTCCGCTTTTAACTATGTTTTTAGATTTTTCTTGTCTTTTAATCGAGTTAGCTCGCAAAGCAATAAGTCTTTTTACATAATTATCATCGCTTTCTCGTCCTCGTCTTCCGACAACTTTTTCAGCTTGATGAAAACCGCCCTCGGTATTTGGATAACCTAAAGCATTAGCTAAAGTTTCAGCTGATTCAGATATTAAGGAATCATAGTTAGCTTGCTGGTCTGGTGAAAATAAATAACCCATCGTTTGCCCAGGAACTTTGCCAGCCTTAGTTAATCTTATTAACTCATCTATAATAGGCAGCGCATTATCAACTCCATTTATTGTGTTTTGAGCCTTAGTAATAACCTGGGGGCTATTCTTATTTGCCGCTGCATCGGTTTTATATTCTTCTTTCTTTTTAAACGAATCAAAATCTGACACGGCTTTTTCTTGAGGTGTTTGCGGTGGCTGCTCTAATGGGTCAAAACCATATTTCTTTTTAAACCAACCGCGCAGCAAAGGATTTTGTTTTAAAGCGTCAAAGTTTAATTGATTATCTTGACCGCCCTGACCGCCCTGACCGCCCTGACCGCCAGCTAACTGTTGCTGTTGCATCATTTGCTGTTGTTGCGCCAAACCATCGGGGCTAAACACACCTAAACCCTCGCCATATTCTTGCGTCGGGATAGGATTGTTTACATTTTGGGGCGCAGGTGTACCACCGTTTTGCTGGCCACCAAACGCCTGCATCATGCTTCTAAATTGATTCATTTCATAATTAGGGTCGTTTTTATTCTTCGCACCCTGAATTTGTTGCTCTAGCAATTGACGCTGCAAAGGCATTAATTGACTTAATCTGGCTTGACTTTGCTGAAACTGTTTATTTTGTTGCGCCATGTTTTGACGCTCCATAAGTTTCTGCATAGCACCGTGAACACCTTTTGAGAAAGCTTCCATACCACTGCCTGGCATCGGGATTCCTGCAACCATAATTAACCTCCTGTCGGGCTAAACATACCGCGACCATAACCGCCCGTACCCATGCCGCCGGTTAACCATGACGTACCTATGTCGGCAGCCGTACCTAAAATATTACCAAACATTTGACCAGGAGCATTAGTTCTACCAAATTGCATCTGAGCAGAATTTTGCCCTTGATTCATAGAATTTTGACCCATCTGACCAGCCGCATTAGCACCCACGCCGTACATGTTCATACCAATACCCGCGCCAGTTTTATACTTATCCATTAAATCATTTAGATAATTTTGACGATCTTGTAAACCTATCTGTGCAGTTCCGGCCTGTATTGCGCCAAGGGCTGGCGTCGAACCCATTAAGCCCATAGAACTGGCGGCATTCAATCCGCTTTGCTGCGCCATATCTTGCGCGCCTCTGGCAGCCCCACTAGTTTCATAGCCGCTCGCCCATTTATCCTGTAAAGCCTGTGGGTCAAGTAAATTATTCATAGCACCCGATAAACCTTTACCGGCATTTAAACCATTTTGATTATAAGGGTCTTGATACCCTTGGGCATCGTTATAATATTTATTAAGCTGCTCTTGCGCAGCATCATAACCAGCACCTGGGTTTAAAAAGCTTGACATCCAACTCATAATTATTCCTTATACAATTGTAAAACCCGCAGTTTGCGAGGTAGTTGTAACCCATGTAGTATTTTCAACTATACATATTATGCTAATGCAATCATATTGATTAGTTGACGCAATACTAGTGCCAGCAGAGCTTGCATTCACTTTAATAGTTTGACCGGCAGCAGGTTTTAAAACCCAACCACCCGCGCCCGACCCTATTACTTTAACAACCGACCCCACCGACGCAGTGCCAGGTAATGTAATTGTGGTTAACGCCGCGTTAGAAACTATATAAGCACTGTTATTTATAGCGGTTAGAGGCGTATAGGAAGCTAACTCCCTGTAAAAAATAACACCCTCAATATTGTTGATAATCTCGTTTAAAGTATCAACTAAAACCGCTAACCAGCTTTCTAACGCCTGCGATAAATCATCATCTTGCAAAGGTACGCTATTAATTCGACCTAATAAAACACTCATTAATTAGCTCCCCCGCTTGCGCGCCTAGTACTTTGAACCGCGCCTAAAATCACCACTGGAGCGGAGCTTACGCAAACCAATTTATAACAACGGTTACGCGAAGCACCTAACTCATACCAGCGCATGCGCCACCTATATTGGCCTAACGGGCTAAACTCACGCAAATCAGCTGATAAAAATGTAACTCCACCGTCATCGCTATAATAAACCTCTATATGAGGCTTAAATAAAGCGTTGTAGTGGTTATCATCAAAAGCCGGTGTATTAGTACCCTCAGCAATTACAAAGGTAGGTGAGTCCGCGTCGCTATCCTCAGTAACTATATAAATAGGATCTTCCGCCGTACTATCCTCTGTTACTAAATACTCAGTATTAGCAAAAGGCGATTGGCATTTATAAAAAGTTTGATCGCCAAAAACAAAATCAATCTCAATATAATCAGTTATAAACTCTGAATAATCTTCTTGAAATATTTGCTGTGTAACAAGCTCATAACGCATAGGGAACTTTAAAAAAGCGTCGGTGGCCTGCGGGTTGTCTTGTGCTGGGTTTCTAGTCTCATTAAAATAAATGTTGCCAGCCATATCATAAATGACCTTTTCATCTTCTAATGTAACTAAATGCTTATTGTTATAAAACACATGTTTTTGTATACGACAGCGCTCACCGTTTAACTCAATAACTCGCCCCCAAGTCTTAGTGCTAAAGTTATACTCAATTGAGTTAGCTGTATCGGTAATATCTAAAATGCCCGTATCTAAAATTTTTCCGGCTGAAACTCTATAAAAAATAGTGTTCTCATATTGATATAAAAAACCATCAGCCTCACTAGTTAAAAACGGACTTAAATCGTCGCCAGACGTAGATTTTTCAAGTAATACATCAACCGCTTGACTTGAAATCTCCTGCGGCTGCTGACCCGTGCTAACCATAAACGATACAAGACCATTGCTATTCTTAGCTAACCAAACCATACGGCCAAAATCAGTATCCAAACTATTTGGGTCTGCAATGCCATAATCCCAGTTATACGACGTGTTAATTTTCCAAGGAAACTCGCGCGTAACACCAGCCACGGTAATTTGAGTTGGTATATTAGCCCAGATATCAGTCGTAAAATCAGTAAATATATAAAGCTGGCTATGCAATACGCCAAATTGACCAATAACGCCCGATGCCCTATTAAATAAAACTGAACCATTTACCGTAAAATAATCGGTGGCTGCACCCGATAAATTAACAGTTGTTAAATAATAATCAGGCGTATCTTTTTGACTTACTACAAAACGATTACCGAATGCCGCGACATAGAGAGGGGCAGTCGGGGCGTTACCATCAGTAACCGTTACCATTGACACACTTGAACCGTCCTCGGTTATAGCGTAAACCTTGCTCTCATCAGTCATTAAAGCGTAAATTAAATTACCCACCGCTAGATGAGCAAACCAAATTTCACCTGCTAATGATACTGAGCCTATTTTCTTTTTATTAAAAAATCTATCTACCTGGAAAACCTCAGTGCCATCGACCACATAAACGTAATTAATGGTCTTAAACATTTCTCTAGGCTGCGAGTTAAATATTAATTTATTTGTATTAGATACATTTATATGCTTGCGACCCATTGCAGGAAATAAAGCTTGCTTTTTTTTGCCGTTAGGAACGCCAACACCGTACCAATTAGCGCAATCCATAGAACCAAACTGCGTAAAACGCTGTTTATCAAAATAACAAAATATCGGTAAAGGTGTGATCGGCATTTTATACCCCAGCTCTTAAGCGATTAGCTCCGTTTAATAAATCTGCATTATCACCCGTAATAGATAAATTAACCTCACTAGCCGCCTCCATAATATTGCGCTCGGCTATAAGCATAGACTCAAGTTTTTCAGTCCACGCATCGGCTCTGCCTTTATACATCGCAATATCTTTATCCGTTGCAAAAAGTAAGTAACGGTTATAATAAAGAGGTACTACACTCATAGAGTCGTTACTAGTAAGCTCGCTTAATTGGAACTTACCCCTAACATATAATTGATAGGCTTGGCTTGGTTTTGGATATAATTGAAGCCTGGTCGCCTCGGTTTCAAGATATGAAATAACAAACCTTGGCAATCCATCAAGAGGTTCATATTTATAAGCCGCTAAAAACTCATCTCGTGATTTATCTATTAGCGGATATGTAACCCCATCCAAAACTAGCCACGCATTATCTAAATTAGCTAAACGACCACTAGTTACATAAGCGACGGTTGTATCAGCCGTGTCATGCGTAACGTAGATAGCCGACGAGCCGGTCGTTGTTGCATTAACCGATAATGTAATTACCGCGCCTATAATTGATAAAATAGTAGCAGCCGCTGGAATGCCACTACCCATAACAAGATCGCCTACAAAATAAATGGAGCTATCTGCAACTATGAAACTTGGCGAACCAGTTGTTAAAGTCACTGTTTCACGCAAAGTTGTTGCGGTTGTGTAAGTCGACTCGGTAAATAAAACCTCTTTAATCGGAGGTGCTACCGCTACCGTTACGGTCTTGGCAATAGTCAATAATAACCCTGTCGCCGCGTATGATTGCAATAGTTGATTTAATACCTTTATTCCTAATTTCTCATCATCACCGTGCAATGCTGAGGTAGGTGTACCTGCACTAACTAATCTATAACATTGGAATATAAAATCGCGCACAGTAGCCATTAATCACCTACTTTTTTTAGAAGTTTTTTTAACTTGCTTAATTTCTTGTTTTTCAGGTACGTCTTTTTTATGAGCAAACCATAAACCAGTTGCCATAAGTTTCTCGAACTCAACCCAAGAATTAACTAGTTTTTCTTTATTGTCTGACGCATATATATAAGCACGAAAATGATCTTTATCTACCATCTTTCCGTTATATCTAACTGATTCACCTTGCATATAAACCCCCAATGCAAAAAAGGCGGCTTTTAAACCGCCTTATTTATTTAAGAGCGTATACGAACCGCAAACTCAGCGTTAATAGCTACCCCACATATAACATCAATACGGTCTAACTGTTCGTAGTTACGAATGTCAGCACCTAATGAATATGTTAAGGCCAGCTTATATAAATTACTGTAACGAGTTACCGCTTCAACGCCACCTTTCAACTCTTTAATCGGAGGTGCTGCGAATACGATAGCTTGTGAATGATAAGCTAATGAAACATTATGATCGTCAGATAAATATAACTGCGCGCCATTTGGTATAGCTGCACTAATATTTTGTCTAGCACCACTTACAACAATCTCAGGGCTTACAGGGATTGTAGCTAAACCGCCAGCGTCTGAAGTTACATCAGCTGTAACAACAAACTGAGCACGTGTTGATAAAGCGTCGTATGTTTCAGGGTTAATCATGAACACACCGGCTGCATCAGCAATCTCAATAATATCACCCTCTTTA